AAAGGCTGACCGCAATAGCTTTCAGCCTCTACGTAACAAGTTGTAAATACATCGTCGAACCAAGAATACAAGGCAATCTCCTCTGCGGTGGGATCGCCAGAGGTTTCCATATTAAGAAACTTCATGAATGCTGTGAACTGCTTTGGATATGCGCTTGTATATGGCATTTTATTTACCTATTTTTTTTGGTTCAACTTTAGGAGCTTTTGCAGTTGGTAATTCAACTGCTTTGCCTTCTTTGATTAATTGTTCTGCTATTTCTTTTGGTAGTGAAGTCTCATAACCAGCCGAAATACCATTGTAAGCTTGTGTTAAGATAATACTATGTAACATAAATGTATCCTAATTAGGTTGTGGATGTTTTAAGAACACCGATTGCACTTGGTGCTGGGAATGCAAAAGCAACACGCTCAACAACTTCAATACCTTTTTGATGTGTACCGCCTAAGCCAGTTGCGCCAAAGTACTCTTTGTATTCGTTTACAGTTACATCTTCACGGATTCCCATTACAGAGAATTGTGCAAAGTCTGCATAGAATGCACTTGCTGTGTTCGCTGCGCTTGTTGGGAACAATGAATCTGGTACCACGTGCATTGGGCGGCCAGTCGGTGTAAAGTAAGTGTTGTTTGTTAATGCTGTTAAGCCTATTGAAGTGATTTCAATCGGGCGAACTTGATCATAAACTGGACGGCTGCCAGCTGTTTCTTTCATCAAGTAACCGAAAACAGATTGTGGAACAACAAATACGCCATTTGCACCAACGCCAGAATTAACACCTAAGCGCAAGTTCCATAAGTCAGTCCATGAGATTTCTGCGAAAGTATCTTTTCCAGAGTTATTTGCACCACCTTGGCGAACTGTTGTCGCTCCTGAAATTCCTGTTAAGCCTGTAAAGTTTGGCGCGTTACCGTCGCCATTGAAGAATTGCTTGTCTTCTGTTTCTGCTAAAGCACGTCCTAAACCGTTTATAATATAGTCTAAGAATGCTGGTGTAGCGTCTTGTAATTGTTCTTCTGAAACAATAGCACCCGCAACGATTTTCTTTGCTGTCATTGCTGTTGCTGTGAAGAAGTTTGTTGAATCTGTTAAAGTTAATCCAGAACCTTCCGCAACTACAGCTCCTGTGAACGCTCCAGAGCTTACAAGATTTTCAGTTTTGCCACGCATTGGATAGATTTTTGCAAGCGCTCTTGCGTATCCAAATTGATCAGCAAAAGACATGATTTCTTCAATCCAGAATTGAGGTACTGCAGCGCCACCTTGTGAAGCTGTTCCTGTGTTAAAGTTTGCACGTGTGATATATCTTTCATTTGCTTTTCTTGCGATTTCATCTGCAGCGCCTTCACGTCCTTTGTGAATAGCTAAGATATAATCAGAAACAACACGAGCTTGCTCACGACGTGAATCATGGTCTGCTTTGATTTGAACAAAACCATTTGACTTACCTTGATTGATTGGATTTGCAGTTCTTAAAGTGTCTTGCACTTTTCTGTTAACAACTTCTTTAAGTTGATCTGGTGTTACTATTAAATTTTCCATTTGTAAGGTTTTCCTTTATTAATTTAGATTAAATTCATGATATCATCTGTTGACAATTTTGTCAATGGTTTGATGTTTATTGAACGTGCGCTTTCGCTTATGATAGCTTTGTTAATTGTTTTGTAACCGTCTTGAATCATGCTTAAGCCTTGGCTTATTTGTGCTTGTGTTGAAGCCGCAATCTTTTTACCAACTCTTTGAATAGGAGCTTGCACGCTTGCTGTTGCAACTTCTGGAGCTACCTCTGGTGTTTCAACTGGAGCTTCTACGGGCGCAACTTCTGGAGCATTGCCGTTTAATATTTGAAGCATTGCTTCTGCTGCTGCCATTGTGCCAGCTTCTGCGGCTGCGATTGCTTCTTCTTCTGCAATGCCTAGCTCGTCACGTAAGTAAGTGAGAGCAGCGTCTTGCAATATCGGCAAGAAGTTGTCTGTTATTGCTTGTGTTTGTTCTGGGCTTAACATTCTGTTAACCTTTCTTAATTTGTTGAAAATTGTTTCTAATTTAAGTTTTATTGATTTTTTGATAAGAGCTTCACGATTTGCTGGAATTGAAACTACACTAAATTCAACTAGTTCAGATTTAGTGTAGACTGTAATTCTTTTACCGTCGATTGTTTGTTCTTCGCTTTCAATTGGAATGATACCAACCGACACGGCACGAACATAACCAGCCGCAACCAAGTCTGCAACTTCGCAGGCTTCATCTGTTATTCTATGAAATTGCAAAGTCGCTTCTAAGTTTTCGCCATTCATGGCAAAACCTAGGCATTTGCCTATTGGCCAGTCGTCAGAATCATGCTGCGCTAAAACAATCGGATTGTTCAAGTATGATGTGTAGTCTATGCCACTTGGAACAATGATTGTTCCGTAACGGTCAACTTCTGGAGTCGACACTACAAAAGTGTAGATATCCTCAACTACGCTTTTTTCTTCTTGTTCATGTTCATAATAATCTTTTTTTATAAGATCAAATTCACGTTTTAATATATTCATGTTATATCCTTGTTTCTTTAAGTTTTCAACTATGTTTTTACTCCATGAGTAACCAGCATCACCACCCCACAAGCCCCACGCAACGCGGCCTGCGGATGGATAACCATTTTCACCAGGTTCAAAACCTTCTGCTTGTCTGTCAACTTCATGCCTAGAAAAGTAAGAGTACATTCTTTTGACAATATCCAAACTCATTGGATCGCCTCTTAGAATTTGTCTTGCTCTCACTAATCCTATTCGAGTGCCACCTTTGCGGCCTTCTTCTTTCCACTTGATAGCACGCTCGGCTTCTTCTTGCATTCCTTTTGTAGGTATGTATGCCATTATATCTCTACTGGGAATAATTGACACCTACAATTAACTGCATTCGAAGCGCTTAAGCCAGCACCAAGCGGACGGGGCGCTTTCTCAACTGTCGTTGCTATTATATTGCCGTCTTTATCTTTCTTTTCTGTTATTACATCAAAGTAACCGTCTTCGCCTTGTGTTTGCCCTTCCATCGCTGCATGACTCGGACGTACTCGGCCGTCTCTTTGTGTTAGCCATACCATCTTGTAACCTTGGCCTTTATAAACACTATATTGCATTCCACTTGTTACATTAGCAGCCGTTGTGTTTGCAATCATGTTCACACGTGTAGTCTTAAGACTTGCAAATTGCTGTTTTAGAATTTCTCTTAATTCTGCACTTGATTTGCTTGCATTCGCTGATAAAGTTGCTTGAACTTCGCTTCTAATTACTCCGATTGAATCGGAAATTTTTGCGCTGTTTTCATTTACTAAAGCTGTAATTTCTTGGCCTGTTTGACTTGTCAAATCTTCAATGCCTAAACCTAAATCTATAAGCAATCTTTGTTGAACTCTGTCACACGCTTCTTGTACCGTAGCATCGAATAAATCTAGTTGCTCATTAGTAACGTCTAAAGTCGTGGCGCTTATTCCTTCATTGCGAACTATATCAAAGGCTTGGTTTTCAAGTGTATTCACCATGCCAGAAACAACAATCTTTAATTCATTTTCTGTTGCTGTCGTAAGTGTATCGTAATTGCGCCAGAATAAATCTTTTGCGTTGGCCGTGACTAAGTTAAGACTTCTATTTGCTAACTGCGGAGCGGGCGCTATTGGTTTTGGTTCTGTACTTATTGTCAAAGGAACAAGACCGCTACCTATTAGCGGAACGTTACCACCTTCTACAGCATCGTAGCCTCTTTCTTTTCTTGCATCATTAATTGTCTTGATTCCCCATTTCAATTCGAATTCTTCTTTGCGCATATCCATTTCAGGATCAGCGTAAGCGTACGGAACTGGTTCTATTAGAATATCTTCTTCAAAGCGTCTAAAATGCCTTGTGAATTCTTCTGCAATATAGATTGCTTCTGGATCAATTGTGTTCTGTCTAAAGATTGCAAATTGAACTTCTGCAGTTGCCCTGTTTTGGAACTCACCTGTTAGCATTCCAGGTGGCACGCCACACACTT